CAAACTCAAGTCCGTGGGGAACAGGCGCAAAGTTAATCTTGTCCCGCGCATCGGACACCACTGTCCATGCGACTTGAATGTAGGCGTTGGTTACACCCGTCGAACCCATGCAAAACCGATTGTTTTCAGTGGTGGGGTTAAAGACTGGGGCGTAGCCACCTGCTGAATTTAATGGGTTGAGCGCCGTGTTTCCACTGCCTGTGGTGTTGTTGTAGAGTGCGTACAACCCACTAGCTGTGTTGTAGCTGCCTGTGGTGTTGGAGTAGAGTGCTTGCACCCCACTAGCTGTATTGCTGCTGCCTGTGGTGTTGCTTGCGAGTGCGTTCACCCCGCTAGCTGTGTTGCTGCTGCCTGTGGTGTTGCTGATGAGTGCGCTTTGTCCGTTAGCTGTGTTGCTGCTGCCTGTGGTGTTGGAGTAGAGTGCGTTCACCCCGCTGGCTGTGTTGTAGCTGCCTGTCGTGTTGAGGAGGAGTGCGTTTGCCCCGCTAGCTGTATTGCTGGCTCCTGTGGTGTTGCTATAGAGTGCGCTTTGCCCGCTAGCTGTGTTGCTGCTGCCTGTGGTGTTGGAGTAGAGTGCCCCCTGCCCGCTGGCTGTGTTGTAGCTGCCTGTGGTGTTGTTTTGGAGTGCGCTCAACCCGTTAGCCGTGTTGTTAGCGCCTGTCGTGTTGAGGAGGAGTGCGTTCAGCCCGGTAGCTGTGTTGTTACTGCCCGTGGTGTTGTTGAAGAGTGCCCCCTGCCCGCTAGCCGTGTTGTTGCTGCCTGTGGTGTTGTAGTAGAGTGCGTTCACCCCGCTGGCTGTGTTTTGAGTGCCAGTGGTGTTGGCATTTAAAGCACCCGAACCCAATGCGGTGTTAGACGATATTGCTCCAGCGCCTTTGCCTACTCGCACGCCTGACAGGGTTGCATCGGTTGTGGAGGAAATAGCTCCGGTTACTGCTAGTGCACCAGAGTTCACAGCAGCCAGCGTAGAGGTTCCTGATGCCGACAGCGTGGTAAATGCGCCAGATGATGCGGTAGAAGCACCTACGCTAGTGCCGTTAATCGTGCCGCCCGTAATTGTGACGCTTGCCAGTGCGTCCGCTTCTATCGCGTTATTTAGCTCTGCACGAGTGATTTTCTTCATCGACGTGGCAGAGGTGTCATACATCAAGAAAACGTCGTCAGCAGCCGTTGCGGAGCCTGTAATTGCACTTAGCGCGCCAGGGTTGGCGTTGGCCAGCGATTCTTTAGCCAAAGGGTAGCCGCCAGCTAATGAGCCGTCATGGATGACCGCCGTGTCTTTTGTAGTGTCAATGGTCACCTCACCCTCAAGGCCGGTAAATACTGCGTGTTCGGCCGTTGTGCCTCGGCGATGTTGTACTGCTGTTGTCATTGGTTACCCTTTGGCTCTATTGTGTTAGATTCTTGATTGTATTCAAATCTTTTTGGCGAACCAAAAACGTTTGACTCGATAAAAAAACAATCTTTGTGGTCGTTTATGTGTGCAGCGGCAGCTTCTCGCGTCGGGAAGCCTACAAACATAACAATTTTTTTGGTTTCTTTGTTGATTTGTGCAAATATCATTTTCTACTCGCAAACGCTGAAATAATACAGTTTGTTACCTCGTATGCTGTGTACGCAGGATTATAAAAAGAATCAATCTCGTAATACATACGCAATGTTGCCGTCATGCTTGAGCCAGTGCCAACAACCCTAATTTTCAAGTTGTTTGGAATGTGTGAAGTAGTTTCAAAAACAGACCAAAATTTCTGCGAATAATCTGATTTTTCAACGCCTGCAATTGAAATCATTGGCCTAATTTTAATTTTTGTTCCTGCGCTTGACTGATAATCTTCACTGTTAAACACGTAATGAATTTCAACAGTTATATCGTCGCCAACATTTGTCGGGAACGTTAAAGATGCAAAAGTATCAATACCAGATATTCCTGGTGTAAATGTTCCCGCAGAAAAAAATCTAGAAAAGCCGTTGTCAGAAGCAAAAGCAGAAAGCGTAATTGCACCATTTGCAATTTTTAAACCTGTTACTTGCAGGTCGCCAATTTTTGCAGTGGTAATTGCTGCGTTTGCAATTTTTGCATTTGTTATTACGGAATCATTAATTTGAGCTGTATCAGTAATAATCCCAGACGCGGCTAGCAAACCGCCAGTAATCGTATTGGCCGCTATTCGGTCACCCTGTATGTCCCCAGCTTTTATTTTTGCGCTTGTAATAGCCTGCGCGTTTATCTTTTCAGACGTAATTGCATTGGCCGCTATTTGATCAGCACTTACAGCGCCAGCCGCTATTTTTCCAGCAGTTACCGCATTTGCCTCCAGCTTGTCACTCACAATAGCACCGGCTGCTATCTTGCCTGCCGTGATTGCGTTAGCCGCCAGCTCATCCGTTCCAATGGAGTTAGCTTGTATCTTGTCCGCGCTTACTGAATCAGCCGCCAGTTGCGTGGCTGTTACGCTACCCGCCGCAAGTTTGGCCGTAGTAATTGCACCAGACTCAATCTTGGCGCTTGTAATCGCGTTAGCTGCTATTGTGTCGGAGGTCACAGCACCAGCAGAAAGTTTGGCGGTTGATACGCTGCCAGCCGCTAACTTAGCGGTTGATATTGCGCCGTCTAATATTTGAGTCCCAACAATTGAGCCGGTAATCTTTGCCGCACTTAAATCTGCGATTTGCGAGTTTGTCAGCGTGCCAGTTATTTGAGCAGCAGTCAGCGATGCAATTTGCGCCGCGCTTAGTGTGCCGCTTATATCTGTAGAGTTAACAGCAGCAGTCCAAGCCGTTCCCGTGTATCTATACAGCTTATTGTCAGTGGTTAGAACAGCAGTGCGTCCAGCAAAGTTATCACTAGACGGCAAAGCTGATACGACCTCGACAGGGCGCAAGTCTTGTGCAAAGTTGCTGGCTGCTAATGTTCCATCAATGTCAGCAGCTAAAGTGCCGGTGACCCAAGCCGCGCCGTCATAACGATACAACTTGTTATCAGTTGTTAGGAACACAACATTTGCGCCTGTGTAACCCGTTGGGCTTGGCAGCTCAGCAACAACCTTTATCGGTTCGATGCCAGCGGCAAATGAGGCTTCATCTACCGAGCCAGACGTAATACTAAAAATGTCATCAGTCCATGCCGTGGTGGACGCATTCCATCTATAAAGTTTGTTTAATGTTGTTTGGTATTTAATCTGACCGTCAAAATCACCCGTTGCTGGCAAGGTAGCAACAGGCTCAATGCCGTATGCGCCTGCCTCGGAGAACAGGTTAAGAACCTCTGCGCTAAATGAATCGGAGTCTATAAACTCGGTAGTTGCTGAGACGCCTGCGCTGAACCCGCTAGTGTTGCCAGTTCTATCAACAGCTTTTACCCAGTAGTAACGAGTGACATTTATACCCAGTGGCGCATCAATAAATAATGATGCACGAATAACGGCTATGCGCGAAGCAGTCGCAGTACTATTTACCGTATTGCGATAAACCTCAACATAATCAAAATCAGCAACCGTTGGGTTTATCCAAGTTAATGCGATTTGCTTGTAATCACCAGATGCATTAACAACGCTTGGTGGGTTTGGCGCTGTTTGGTCGCCGTATGTAATTGCGCTAGCAGATACAAACCCACTTTTTGAACCAATGGCAGTTACCGCCCTCACTCGAACTGAATATGTAGCCCCAGCAACAGCGCTGTTGATAACATAGTACGGCTCAGACACAAAAACAGAGTTATAGTTTGTTTCCGCCGCCGCTGTTGCGTCTGCAATAGAGCCATAATCAGCACTGCTATCTGGTGAGCCAGTAATTAGGCCGTAATCAGCGGAGGCTGTGCCCGCATCATCAATTAAACCCCAATCAAAGTTAGACGCCCCACGGATGTATTGAACTTCATATTGACTGACAAAAACGTTGGTTGAAGCCCCCCAAGTCACTAAAACGCCCGCCTGTGTTGTTCCGTCAGCAGCCACAACGCTTGTTGGCCCAAGGGTTAAACTTTCTGGTGGCGATACCGCAAACGCATCTGGCAGGGTAGATTGAGCGCTTACCGGCTGCTGTTTGTCGTTTACCCAAGGGTAAACTGCTGCGATATGCTCACTTAAAGAAGCCGTAACTGTCCCGTTGTAATTTAGTGATAAACGAGTTACGCGAAACTCTTTTTCATCCCACCCTGGGGTTGGGTGCGTAACCGTGACAATATCGCCAACAACGCAAACAAGCGCTTCAGATGTTGATTCAAGCTCTACAGTCATGCCTGCAAGCCTTGATGCTAGGCACGCGGTTTTAGCAATGTTGCGAGCTTGATAGTAATTTGTAACTGTTGTAAGGTTCAGCTCTGTAGACAACTCTATATTGTTGTCAGCGGATAGATAAGCAGTGTATTCTGTTGAGTCAACTTCTGGCCAAATTACTGCGTCAGATTGCCAGTTTGCATCAGGGTTAACAAACTTTGCAGTTACTCGATTGTATTTTGATGACTTGCTAGAGCCACTCAAGGCAATTCCGCCGATTATGTTGTCTATCGTAAAGTCAAAAGTGCTGTCCTTGTCTTTTTCAATAAACAAGCGATACTGGCCGTTTTGGTAAGGCATGATGCCTTGCATACCAGACAGTAAAACCTTTACGTTATCGAATATGTTTTTGTTTGTAAGTATTACCGCATTGCAAGAAAACGCTTTTACATCGTCACCACCATCGTATGATTCAACGTTAACGTCGCAATCAGTTGCAGCAGCACCAAAAGATACATCATCAATAACGGTTTCTAGCAAACCTTTCCCGTACCTCGTGTTCGTAAGGTAATCTCGCAGGCACAAAGCAGGGTTGCTTGAATAGCTAGTAGACGTTGTGCGTGGGTCATAAACCTTGCGGCCTTGCACGTTGGCAGTTATTGTTGGTATGCCACTAAACACGTCTGCGTTGTAAGTTAAACGCACTCCAAGGTAAGCAATCCCACTTAGCTTGTCAGTGCTTTCCCAACTTGGCGTGGCAAGTAAAACGCTGCTGGCTGTTTGTGAATCTGCACCTGTTTTTTTGTCAATTAAGACGTGTCCAAAGTGTTTGCTCCCACTTGTTAACAGCTCGTCATTTATGTAGACGTCGCCAACCGCCTGCACTTCGCCTTCTGCTAAAACTAAACAGATGTACAAATAGTTGTTGCTAGAACCGCTTGTCTCAACAAATACAATAGTACCGCCTACCCTGCGCTCACCGTAAATAACCGGTATTTGTTCAATGTTTGACTGTTTATTTACCAGTGCACCTCGGGCCTCTTGCTCTAAGTTTGGCTGTTCTAGTTGCGGTATAAGCCAAGAAATAACGTCGCCAATGACGTTAGATACAATGTTAATCGCTTTCTTAACAAGTCTTCCGATTGACCTAACGACACGGCTCATTAGGTCACCTCTTTAGTCATAACAGTAGCCATAGTCTTGTATCCAAACTTGCGGGTAAATGTTTCAGGGTTTCGTTTTGTTGCAAACAATATAGTGTTGCAACCGTTTAGCTTTGCTAGGCGCATAAATTCAGCGTCCCACCATATCCCATCACCGTAGCACTGAA